ATTAGTTCAAAGTAATTTTAAGAAATGGAAGTAAAGGTGGAATTACACCAATAAGTCTTAAAAGTCCCTCAGCAAATAAAGCAAGAACCACCCAACCGACGCACATGCTAATGATAGAAGCATTACGGTTGTGTCGTCGTATTGCAGCATCGATCATCTCCTGAACTTCAGTGCGAGTTACGTATTCACTATCAAAAGGTTCCATCATTTCTCATCTCCAAGAAACTTTGCAAGAGGATCTCTGCGTGTTTTTACAATTTCAACTGCTCGTTTATAAAACATATTGTCTGTATTACCAGACTCTTCAAAGGTTGCCTTGATCTTCACCCAATTGTCATAGGTGTGCTGATCCATAAGACTTAAAGTTGAATACTACTAGTTATACTAGTCAGTATTTTAAGAATGTCAAGTTTGTGTTGATACAAAAACACACATTAAAACAATCTTAAATTTTGTTATATTTCTAAACGGAAGTGGTTGGATTCGAACCAACGGTGCTATTAACACGCTTGTTTTCAAGACAAGTACCTTAAACCACTCGGTCACACTTCCAAAAAGTCCTCAACGGACTTCAAAATCTAATCGTTTAACCTTACGTTGACGACGTGCCTCTTGCCAGGCAATATCTTCGTTAGTAAGAACTCCAGATTTCTTTTTGTTACTTATAGAGTTTAGCATAATGACCTGCGATAAGTCAACTGCTGAAATAACTCCATTTCGGATTGTTGCCATATTTGGACAACCACATGATACAGTTTTTCCAGAGATGCCTTCCAATTCTCTTCCACAAGAGCGGCATCTGATTCTTAAATTTTCCATAACATTATAAGTTTTATTTTATTCAGTAAACGATCTTAACATCCAAACAAACTTTCCATGTGCCTCATTTAAATCATCAAGAAGATTGATTGTTCCTCTAGACTTTTGATTTTCTGCTTCTACTGCAGCATCATTAAACATGGAAATCATTTTTTTATGATCTTCCAAGAGATCACGAATCATTTCCATAGAAGTTATATTTGTTTTTGCTTCTCCTACACCAGAAACTTCAAGAACCCTGGATAAAGAACTTACAGGTTTAACACCCAAAAATCTCATATGTTCAGAAAGACGATCAATTTCTTCCTGAATTTGCACATATTGATCCCCGAACAAATCATGAATTTGTTTGAAATCTTCACCAACAACATGCCAGTGATAAACCCAAGTTTTTTGGAACAGCAAGAAAAGTGATGCTTGCGTATCACTTAAAAGTTTATAAAGTGTTTCCATTATACTTCTTTTTGAAGTATTTATAAAGTGGGCGATACTGGATTCGAACCAGTGACCATCTCCGTGTAAAGGAGGCACTCTACCGCTGAGTTAATCGCCCAATAAAGTCAAGATTGACTCATCATATATTCTACAGTATTTGCTACATCATTCATAGCATCACGTAGATTTTCTCTTTGACCCGATTCTTGTTTAATGATTGGGCGATGATCTTCCGTTAAAGTCCAACGCCACTGCTTCATTTCATTACAATACCAGAGATTAATTTTCATTCTTTGAATATTCTAATTTTATCCAATTAAGAAGTGCATAAATCTCAGTAATTTCAGATTTATAATTTAGGTAATCGGTATCATCAAACATTTCTTCCCTTTCAAAGAATTCAATTTCACTTGAAAGAAAATCAACATAATGATTAAAGACAGTTATAGCAACTTCTCTATCACGTTGGGAAATAAGAGACATAGAACTCCTAACTCGTTATCTATAATACACCAAAAAGGGGGTTTTGTCAACCCCCCATAGCATATCAAAATGCTTTATATACTTCGTCTCTAACAGTAAAAGGGTCATCTCCAGCAACTATAATAACTGCTTCTGCCCCACGACAAGAAATACCAATTTTTTCATTAGTTAGATTGCCAAAAACATTAACATTATTGTTTCGACTAACATTCGTCGCACCAATTTGATAAAGTTTAGATTCTGCTCTTTGAATACAACCAAGTTGTCCATATCCAGTTGGAACATATCTCCAGGCAAGTCCAGGAACACCTTGAGCGGCAGCAGGAAGCGCAGATAAAACTACAGCAGAAACAGAAAAAATAATTTTGTTCAACATAATATCTCCTATAAAAAATAAAAAAGGAGGATTTCTCCTCCATATATTATATCAGAACTTAAAGGTCGTCTGAATTACACCACCCCAGTTAGAGGAGTTGTCAGCAAGACGTTGGTTGTCACTTCCGTAGATGATAGCAGGAGTGACACTGATGTTATCAGACACTTGATACTTGTAGAAAATCTCAAGCATTGTTGCCTTCTCAAGGTTTTCACCAGTAGGTGCTTGTCCAATAGCAACACCAGCGGAATTACCACCAACAAATACATCTTCCCACTGAAGACCAGCAAACCAGGACTGACTATCAGTAGCATCGCTAGCAGTTCCACTAACAGTGTTCCAACCATAACCAGCAGAGATAGAAGGAACAATACCTGCTTTCTTAGGTTGCCAGTAAGCATTCAGTGCATAACCATTTGAGGTCTGATCAGGAACCAGAGTACCAGAAGCACCATTCAAACCATTATAAGTGCGAACACGAGTGCCTTCAGTGCCATAACGATAACCAAATGCAGCACCCCAGTTTGTACCACGATAACCGATTTGTGCAAGAGTATTCAGAGCACCAGTCTCATCAAACACTCCAGTCTCACTATCATTACCACTTTGGGCAACATAGTTTACACCAGCAACCAGACCTTTATTACCATATTGAGCACCGAAACCCGCACCAGTTGCCTTGTTATAGACACCAGGAGTACCAGCAACAGCAAAGAAATCAAGAATACCAGACTTATAGGCAGAGGGCATCCAAGCAATTTCGGTGTTACGAACTGCAGCACCAGCAGTCAGAGTTGCTTTGTTATTGAAAGCAGGGAACTGATAGAACAGACGGTCAATAACTACGTTGTTACCAACTTCACTGGTGGTGTTGTCTGCCTTGTCCAGTTTGAACAGGGAAGAGCTGGAACCAAAAGGATTGCTGCTGAAGTTAGAAGAACGCAGACGAGTGCGAAGCAGATCCTTACCAGTGAATGAAGTATCAAGGTTCAGACGCAGATCATAATTAAATGCTGCGTGAGTTACAGTACCGTCTTTGGATTGATAACCATCGACATTACCGAGTACAAAGTTTGCTTCACCTTTCAGTTTGGTTGTTGTAGAGAACTGAGTTGCTTCCAGAGCACCAATTTTGGTTTCCAGACTTGCAACTTTACCTTGAATTACAGTGAGTTCATCACGGAACTCATTTGCAAGACGAGCGAGTTCATCAGTTGCTTCAGTTACGCGATCAAGACAAGCATTCAGAAGTGCTGCTGCCTCATAACGGGTCATTGCCTTGCCACCACCAAAGGTGCCATTTGCATAACCCGCAACGCAACCATAACGCTCTACGAGGTTGCTGAGTGCCTGATATGCCCAATCAGAAGGTTGAACATCAGAAAGTTGCGAAACGCTTGTAACCTGCTCGGTGGAATATTGGTTGACTGCTGCCATATTAAGATCTGCGGCATTCGCAGCAACAGGAGCAACCATTCCCAGAGCAACGGGTGCAAGCATCAGTTGATTGAGTTTCATAAAATTGTTTTATGTACTATAGGACAATATGAAGATTTACAACAAAGCAAATCTTCGTTATTTAGGGGATCTTAAGCAAACCTTAAGATTGGGTAGTATCTTAGATCACTTTCAGTCTTTTGTCAACTAAGATTTGATTAAGAAGCGGAGTATCGGATTCGAACCGACGACATCTAACTTGGAAGGATAGCGTTCTACCACTGAACTAACTCCGCAAAGTGGGAGATTTCTCTCCCAGCACATTCCTTCACACGGATAAAGAAAGTATAAGACAAGATCGTAACCTTGTCAAGCCCCCGACTGGATTTGAACCAGCGACCAACGGTTTACAAAACCGTTGCTCTACCACTGAGCTACAAGGGCAACTCCCCCACCTGGACTCGAACCAGGAACACTTTGATTAACAGTCAAATACTCTGCCAATTGAGCTATAGGGGAATAATGGTAGGAGGGATTTCTATGTGCGGACAGAATCACCTTTCCCTTCATCTAGACGCAGAATACTAGGACCAGCGAGAGGGGTTGCACTTCC